TGACAGGGCCGAAGCCAGCAAGTTATTATGCAGACCACGAAAACCTTTCGGTTCCTAAACCATGAGAATCCCAAAAGAGACAGTACAGAGGGAATTGTTCTACCTTGATTTGATACAAAAGTGTCTGGTATCAAGGGAAGAGCGCCGCCCCGACTACGCTACCCTGCGAAGCTGGTATCTATTTGGGAACGGGCCTGACCAAACGCCCGCCATATTCAACAAAATTCATCCGCACATTGACCAGCTAACCTCGTTTCTGTATTCAGCAGAGACAACCCGCTTCTCTATCAACCTGGGTGCGGCAGTTAATGATATGGAACACCGCAAGATTCCAACGCTGACTCGCGCACTCAACGATGAGTGGCTCAACAGCAATGCTGACCAGGTGTTCTCGCAGGCGGTTTCTTGGTCGCTGGCCTACTCCTCGACCTTTGTCAAAATTATTATGAACAACGGCATCCACCCTTACATGGTGGAGCCTGGAAGTATGGGTGTGTTGCGAGAAGACACTCCGTACACAGACAGGCAAGAAGCTATTGTTCAAAGCTACTACATCACTAGGTCTGAGTTGTACGCCCGTTTGTATGCTCACCCTCAACGTGATGCCATCGTCAAGCGTGTAAGTTCCACACAACATGAGCGCACAGAAATAGCCAATGGGGTAGAGCGCATCATCATGTCTGCGTCCAACCCAACCTTGTACGGCAACGTCAACCTCGACCTTGCTGGCAGCAACAGATACAAAGCCACCGTGTCGGAAGAGACCGTGGAGATGATTGAGTTGTGGGTGTGGAACGATGACATTGGTGACTACCAAGTCGTTACCCGCGCTGACCCCGACATCATCATTTATGACCGCCCAGGTGAGCAAGTATTCTTGAAAGGCGAACTGCCATTTATTCAAGTCTGCCCCAACCCGCTGTATGACTACTACTGGGGTCAGTCAGAAGTATCGCGGATGATTTACCTTCAGCAACTGCGAACAAAACGTCTGACTGAAATTCTTGACCTACTAAGCAAACAAGTTTCGCCGCCCACGGCACTGATAGGTTTTACGGGCATCTTGGATGAGAAGAACTTTGCTCTCAACCGCGCTGGTGGTTTGCTGGCAACCGACATGCCCAACGCCAAGGTTGAAAAGCTGGCTCCTGCTATCCCGCCAGATTTGTTTAGAGAAATAGACAAGATAGACCAAATGTTTGAAGAAGTGTCCGGCATTGGTAACGTGCTGCAAGGCAAGGGTGAGGCTGGTGTCCGCTCTTCTGGTCACGCCAGCCAGCTTGCCCGCATGGGTAGCAGCCGCGCTAAAAAACGTGCGCTGGTTATTGAGGACAGCCTAGAAAAATTGGCTACGCTGTATCTCAAGTGTATGCAAGCCTATGACGATACGCACTTCAAAGATACGCAAGGCGTACCGTTCATTGCCGAACAGTTCACAGAAGATTTTGTGGTCAAGGTGGATGCACACAGCAACAGTCCCATTTTTACAGAGGACTTGCGGCAACTGGCATTCAACTTGTTCAAAGCGGGAGCAATCGACAAGGAATCCTTGCTTGACTTGCTAGAGCCGCCCATGAAACAATTGCTCGTAGACAGACTCAAGAAATTGGAGAAGGCGCAGGCTGAACAAGCTGCTGCCGCTCCACCCAAGTCCCCAGGCCCACAACCCAAGGAGTAATGATGGAAAAAGAACCAGGTTCATCCGGCGCAGGAATGACTCAGCCCAAAGCTGACCAACCCCGTGTCGATACATCTTCTTTGCAAAGAAAAGAAGCACCACCGTCCTTGACATATCGTCAGGAAGGGATTAAAAACTACACAGGGCGTAGTCAACGTGATTACACCCGCCGTTAATTAACAGGAGCTTTTTATGATGTACAAAATGGCAAAGCGCGGTCGTAAGACTCGTCGGTAAGAATTGCCCGCAAGGGCCAAGAAAGGGTATGGCTGCTTCCCCTGTAAAGTAAGTGGCCGCCTTCATGAAGGAGCGCATTGTGCGTAAAAATCGTAAAGGTCGTAAGTCTTGCAAGTAATTAGAGGGAAACCTCTGGTTGCCTAAAGCAGCACATCATTGGCGGTTGGATGCTAAATAACCGCCACTGTTGACAAACCGTTTGTATATGGTACAAACGCGACCAAAGGAGTTAGTTATGAGTGTGCCAGAAGAGAAGTTGAGAGAGCTAATGCGCGGCAGTCGTTCTGCTGGCGCTTCTATGCCTACCCCTCCCCCTGCTTCCGGCACTGAAGAGATTCCTATGGGGTCAATGTCAGACCCAGAAACCCCGCCTATGTCTGCGCCTATGTCTACCCCAGAGCCAAAGATGGGCAGCAAGGAAGGCGCAATGATTAACATTGGGATGGCAGTAGACTTGTTGGAACAGTCATTGCCCGCCCTTGGGTCAGAGTCCCCAGAAGGCCAAAAAGCCTTAGCTGCTATCCGGCAACTGTCGGGCTTGATGGGGTCGCGTAAGAATAGAACCAACGAATTGCAGCAATCTGAAATTTTGCAGATGCTTCAAACTCTTCCACAGGCTGGTGGCGCAACGCCTGAGATGAAAGCTATGTCTGCTGCGCCAATCCCAGGTATGCCGCCCCCACCTGGCGGCGGTATGCCACCCCCTTCTCTCCCACCTATGTAAGGAAATATCATGGAACTATTCAAACCACGTGGCGCAGCGGCTCCTCGCAAACCCACTGACAACAACCAGCAAAATGGCGTTATAACCAACACGCCCCGTTTTTCTCAACTCGGCGGTCTGTCCAACCCGTCCAAGCTGGGTGGAAAAATGGGCATGGCTGTACAAAAGCCTGCTGACGGCAAGCGCGTAATCTAAACAAATAGAGGGTAAAAATATGTCGCTTGAAAACATTTCTCTTGAGGCTCGTGATGAGTTAGCCGCTCTGTCCCAGATGCTGGCTGAAAATCCTGAGACTCGCAAAGACTTTCTCCGCATGACCAAAAAGGTCAAGCCGGACTTGCCAATTCCCGAACTCGACATGGAAGACTACACCCGCAAGGCTGTGGGTCAATCCGAAGCGCGTGTTCAACAATTGGAAGCAAAGCTGCGGGAGCGTGACGCTGTGGAAGAACTCCAGAAGCGCCGCAGTGGTCTGATGAAGAAAGGACTAATTCAGTCCGAGAGCGAAATCGAAGAAGTAGAAAAAATCATGCTTGACAAGAAAATCCATGACCATGAGACTGCGGCGCAGTACCATTCGTGGATGAAGCAGGCAGCAATTCCTACTTCTTCCGGTTACAACGCTTCACCCGTAAAGCAGTTTGACTTAAGCCGTTACTGGAAGAATCCGGCTGGTGCTGCACGGCAAGAAGCTATGAATGCTTTGAACGATTTGCGTAGACCTAATCGTCCAATTGGTTTGTAAAAGAGGGTATTCTTTTGTTAATCTGTTCGTAAGGAGGCCTTATGGCTATTGGCGGCGGCATCCTACCAGCTACAGGGTCATCTCAGTTTACTGAACTGACTTACGTAACTCGTAGAGCCTTTATCCCGAAGCTGGTTGTCCAGCTTTACAACTCGACCCCGCTACTCGCGGCCCTGATTAGTAATAGTCAGCAAGCCTCTGGTGGTGTTTCTTCCATCACTGTTCCCGTCCAGGGCGCACAGTTTGTAAATGCCCAATGGTCTGACTACAGCGGCTCTTTTGCCCAGCCGTCAGTACAGCAAGGTGCTTACAACGCTGAGTTTGACTTGAAGCTGATGATTTCTCCCGTGCCGTTTCTCGGTATGGAAGGCGCAGTTCAGCAAGACGCAGCAATCATTCCGTTGATTGAAGCTCGTATGAACGATGCTACCAACGTGATGATGGACGCAATGGCAACTGCCTTGTACAACAACACCACCAACACCCAACAGTTCATTGGACTGCCTGGTGCTGTGGATGACGGTACAACCCTGCAAACCTACGGCAACATCAACCGCTCGACCTACACTTGGTGGAAGTCGAAGCAGTACGCTGCTGGTTCTGTTAACCCCACTCGTCAAAACATCCTGCAATACATCTCCGGCACTGTAAAGAACGGCGCTGAGATGCCTAGCTTTGGTGTTTGCGGATTTGGCACTTGGACGCTGCTGGCTCAAGACTTTGTTGGTCAAGAGCAATATGTCATCACCCCAGGTTCCGGCTTTGACGGCGACAGCAACGGCCCGCAGGCTGCATTCCGCGCCCTGATGGTTGCTGGTGTTCCAATCTATCCTGACCCCTACTGCCCCGAAGGCACGGTGTACTTCCTTAACACCAACTACCTGTCGCTCTACATCCATGAGCAAGGTTCGTTTGTGTTCACAGGATTTGAGTCCACTCTGCCCAACTGGCAAATTGGTTATGTTGGCGCTGTGCTGATGATTGCCGAACTGGTAAACGTCAAGCCCAAGTCGATGACCAAGGTGACGGGTTACAACTACCTTTCACTGTAAGGAGCATAGAGCATGTCTTTATCACTCAATAAAATCCTGCTTGCCGAAGCATCTACTAACACTGCTGGTGCTTATCTGCAAGGCGTTACCATTACCAGCATTGGTATTGGTAACACCACGCTCATGAACGCTGGCGTGTCTAGCGCAAAAAACGTCCCCGCTGGTGCATACATTCTTCCTCAAACCACTAACAATGTGTCTATTGAAGTGAATGCTTACACCTCTGCTGGTGCGAATGCATGGACTACGTACATTGCTGCTAATACTGGCGGTACTATCATCTCTGACGGATTCAACGTGCGTGCAAACGCAACTACATCCACTCAGACCTTGACTCTGTACACCTCCAATGGCGGCAACAACGCTCCTGGCACTTACACTAGCTAAGGAGTAGACATGAACGCAAACCATGTAGGCGCTCGTTACCCAGACTCATTTGGCAATTTTGTCATTGCCGTAGCACCCATTGTTCCGCTCAATGCGGTAAGCAATGTTGCTGC